CCGTCCACCCCATCCACCCCGTCCACCACCATCTACACACCCCGATCGAACGCCGTCAACAACTGTTCACCAAACGCATCGCCGCCCGTCTCCCGCTTCTCTCGTTCCTGGTCCGGGTCATAGCCCAGCCCACGCAGCAGCGTATCGTCGCTCACGCCGATCTGCCTCTCCAGCAGCGCCGCTTGCAGCACCTCCAGCCGATTCTCCGGCGCCAGTTCCGGCCATGTCAGCGTCACCAGGTTGTCAGCGCCATAGCCCGCCATGTCGAGCAGCCGCCGGAACAGTTCCACCACCAGCCCGCCATAGGTCAGCCGCTTCTGCTCCGTGCGGTCAATCAACGGCTGGTACAGAATGCGCAGCGCCACGCCCGACAACGCCCCAGCATTGTCCAATCGCCCCGTCGCCACCTCCGGCACGTGCGCCGTCTCGTGCAGCGCCTCCCGCAGCCGCTCGTAATAGGCAATCGAGCTGCTCAAATCCCCTTGCATCTCCAAATTGTTCAACGTCGCCCCCGCCGGCAGCACGATCGTCTCATCCGCCCCCACGCGCAGCGCCTGCGCATTGAACCCGGCGCCCCATGTCTTCGGATGCGCATGGAACCGAATAATCCGCTGCAAATTGCTCAGCGTGAAATTAATGGCGTAATTCAGCTTCAACACATCCTCTTCCACATCCGCAAGCCCATAATACTCATTCGGGCTGGGCAGGTTTTGTGTATCGAGGATCGGCGGCCAATCCCACGGCCAGACAATCGCCTGCCGCGTCTCCCACCGACCATTATTGACGCTCACCTCATCCGTCACCGTCCAGCGCCCACCCGCATCTCGCTCAATCACCTGGCGCACCACCAGGCTCTCCCCCTCCTTCCCCTTCGCCGGGTACTGAATGATATAGCGATGCACCAGATCAATGTCGTCTGGGTCGCACACCACCGTCACATACTCCGGCGACAGATTGATCAGCCGTGGATACCCGCCGCTCACCGTCGGCGGCACAATCTTCACAAAAGCGTGCCCGCACACCCCGCCATTGGTCGCCAGCTTCTGAAAAAAAAGCTGCCCGCCATTCACACGCACACACTCGTCTAGCCATGCCTCGCCCGGCGTGCGCTCCTGCGTCTCCCCGTCCATCTCCCACTGCACCGCCTGTCCAAAGAGGAAGGCCACCCCCTTGTCTACCACCAGCCGCACATAGTTCACAGCCACGTTATCGTCAGCGCCGCCCGGCCTCACCTTCAGCGCCGGTGGAAACGCCCCAAAATACGCGTCCCATGTCTTCTGATAGCGCTCCAGCCGTGCCCGCTCTTCTGCAACAATCCCCGCCATCCACATCTGCGCAGCCAGCATCCCCTCTCCTCCTATCCCCAAATATTCGGCCCAAACGACGGCGCCTGCCCCATCCCCGACCACGCCAGCGCCAACGCCATCACCGTGTCGTCGTGCATCCCCGCCGGCGCCGAATAACGCACCAACCCAGAGGGCAACCGCTCCATCTCATACGCCTGTAACTCGCCGACCAATACCGGATCGGCCAAAATCGCAATCTCCCCCCGCTCGAACGCCAGCGCCAGCGCCTCAATCGCCACCGTCTTGCTCGCATTCGTCGTCTGAAACGGCTGCACCGGCATCCCCTCCCGCTGCAATTGCTCAATCAACGGCTCGCCAATACTGTTGCGCTCCGCAACCACCACCGCCGGCCGGAATCGCTCGCACAGCGCCCGCAACCGCCCCACCTGCACCGCATAATCAATCTGATTGAACCGCTCCAAATGCACCAGCACCCGCCGCGTCGTATTCAACACCGCCAGCGCCGTAAAATCCTGATGCTTCCCCCAGTCCACCCCAACCAGGTACTCTTCCCCCGGCGCCGCCTGCTCTTCCGACCTGGCCGTCGCCGCCTCCTGCACCCGCCGAAACACCCCGGCCCCCTCCTCGATAAACTGGGCTTCGTACTCTTGCAAATAAATGCGCTCAGGCAACTGCCGCCGCGCCGCTTCCACCTCGGCAACCGGAATGTGCGGGTTGCTCGTCGTCGGCAAATGCCACGCCCGCCACGTCACCCCGTCGTCCAACTCCGCCGCCTGCCACACCCGCCAGAACCAGTTTCGCCCCTTCGGCGTGCTGATAAAAATCGCTCGCCCCTGCCGGTCGCTCAGCGTGGGCCGCAACGCCTCCGTCCAGGCCGCCTCCGCCATGAACGCACACTCATCCATCACCAACATATCCAACGACTCACCACGCAGCGAATCCGGGTTATCCGCACTCCGGATCTGAATCATGCCGCCGTTCACCTCAATCAACCGGTCATTCTCACGCATCGTCGCACCCGGCAACTGCACCGCCAGCCGCTTCAGCATCCGCCACCCCACCGCCGCCATCGAGTAAGACGGAAAAACCCACCAGGCCCGCCCACCTTCCAACGCACAGCCGACGCAGCGCAAGCTCGCCAGACGCGACTTCCCCCAACGCCGGCCAGCCGCCACCACTTGAAACCGCGCCGGGTTCTCCCAGATCGCCCGCTGCCCGCTATGCAGCGCCGGCAGCCTCACCGTCATCTGCCGCATTGTCATCCCCCCACGTCAGCGTAATCTTCATCGACTGATCGCTTCTCAGATCGACGCTCTCCTTCAACAACCCGTGCGCCTTCGCCAACACCTCTAACGCCCGCTGCGCATCGTACAACTCAAACTCCGTCTCCATCGTCTCCAACACCCCCTCCTCCTCAGTGCGCCGAAGCTGCCGGCGCTGCTTCACCTTCTTCAGTAAATGCAACTGCTGGGCAGCCCGCCCCTTCGCCAAATCGAGCTGATTCTCCTCCGTCAAAAAATCCGCCAGCGTGCCCCTCGCCTGCGCCGCCAGCCGCATCAACACCTCGTCCGCCGACATCGCCGTCGCCTGCAATCGATGCTGAATCTCCGCCTCAATCTCCGGCTTCCTCAGATTCTCACTGCCAATGCTCGCCGCCGACCGCACCGAATAGCCGGCCTCCCGCGCGGCCGCCGTCGCATTAAAAGTCTCTAAATACACATTCACAAACGCCCACTGCCGAGCATTCAACGCCATCCCTACGCCCCCTCCTTTCCAGCCGCCAGCGCCACCAGGCCACCCACCGCCATACTGCCCAATGTCCAGATCTCCCCTGGCGCCGTCGCCCCAAACAGCGCCAACACAATCCCACCAACCACCGCCAGCACCCCGTAGATGTACGCCTCCACCCGGTGCAGATCCCGGTGCAGCAGCGCCCGCCACGGGAACCAATGCCCCACCGCAATCAACAGCGCACTGCACCCCGCGGCCAGCCCGATTTCGTTCATTTGGTCACAGGCTCCGCTTCCTCTGCTACAGTGGAAGAAGCGTCAGACGAAGCGTCTGAGGTGGGCAGCGTCAGGCCGAATGCCTCCTCCGCTGCCTCGACGCCAAAACGCTTGATGAAGCGGAACTTGAAGCCGTTGTTCAGATACTCACGAACATTCAGGACTTGGTATGCTCCGTCGTAGCTCATGCCTAAATCTACAGCCAGGCTTTTCACGGTGTGGCCGGTTGCGTCCATCCAGTTGCGAAAGCGTTCAATTTCAGTCATGCAATTCCCCCTGTTTTTCTTTTCGATAGAAAAGATTATACATGGAATTTTTTCGATTGTCAAGAGCATTGTCAACTGTTCGGGTTTTCTCTTGAAAAGGCGGGGGAAATATGTATCATTGGATAATGAGCAAAGATCGTTCCATCGTAGCTGACAGAATTGAGCGTTTGCTACAGATTCGAGATATGTCTGTAGCTGACTTGTGCAGGGAATCTGGGGTTAGCGAAAGCGCAATCTCAAACATCTTGAGTGGCACGCGCAAGCAACCGCGTTCCGACACGGTACAAAAAATAGCTCGTGGCTTCGCAACATCGCCAGACTACTTGTACGGGCATACTGACAATTATGAACCGCGCAACGCCCCGCCCCTGCCAGAGTATGCGGCAGAAGTGGTCGAATTTATGCGTCAGCTAGATAGGGGCAGAAATTACGAACTGCTGTTGGTAGCCAGATCGTTTGTCGAGGCAAACTCAAAAATTCAACAGATGACCAGGCAGGAAATCATCGAGTTGTTGTTAGATATAAGCGATCAGATAGCGGGCGAAGAGGATACAAACAGAGTCATGAAGATGCTGATGTATCTTGAAGAAAAATGGCAAGGAGAGAATCCTGATTTACCGGCGCATCCACCAGCGTAACCACGCCAGAAACGAGCGTACTTGCACCTCCTGACGTTCTGGCGGCAATGCACTAACAAATGAATTGTACTCGCGACGTTCCGCGCGTTTGGCGCCTGACTTCTTTCTTTGAGGAGTCTGCTTCCGTTTTGCCATAAGGCGCCCCTTCACGTGGGTTCGGTCTGGGGCAATGAGAGAGCGGAGACCAAACTAGAAAATTTGTTCTATTCTATCAAAGCCGTGCGGATTGTCAAAACGCCGTGGCAGGGGCAGGGCGTCATCCGTTTT